CATTTCGGGCATATTGCCCGCGACATCCACCTCTTGTCCCGATGTTGGATCGGTTATCTCTATAACAGAGAACCCCGTCCCACCTGCCGAAAGCGAGTCGTTTCCGTATAGAGTTAAAGTGTGAGCGTTATTTGAGATAATAGTGTCAAACCGAACAACATCCCCTGAATTTAAAAGAATGGGGTCGGAGGTAACGACATAGACCTCGTCATTAAATACAGCTCCGGGAAGGTTTGTGATGATTGGGAATATCTCGGTAGAGCTATTTTTAGACAAGCGCAGAGAAACCGTTGTAATTGTGTGGTCTATGTTACCACTTGCGTACGCTCTGAAGGTGTAGAAAGCTTGAAAAGGAACAGTAAAAGCCCCAGAGGATACATTGCCGCCCGCATCATAAAAAGGAGCCGCCTCACTTAAGCCGGGTAGAGTTGTCCATGTACTATATCCATTCGAATAGTCCGCAGCCAATCCCACCTGAAACACATTGGCAGACGGTTGGTCTGCATCGACGGGAATTGGTAACCGATTGCCTCGGTTCAGCAACAGATATAAGTCGTCAAGGTTAGAACCAAAGAACGTCGAGTCGTAGGTGTAACCCGCTTCCGTTAATATGGTTTCAAACAGCTTCGAAGCTCTAAAATACGGGGTGAAATCTCCGTGTTGAAGTGGGTTGGTAGCAGACCAAATAGTTTGACTCGTCCAGTTTCTCCATTTGTCTATGATACCGTAACGGATAACGCCCGAAGAAAGAGTTCCCGCCCAACTTGATGAAATATTCGTGGCGGTTAGAGTGTGGTTGAATGCGCTCAAATCGATATCCGTGAGCATACCGTCCCCAACATCCCGCGAAAGGTCTGCCGTCTCTCCAAAGACTACGAGTTCAACGTCGGCATACTTCCCCTTCTGGATATATACGTTCTTCACTTGGGCAAAGCCGCGCATAATCGGAATCGTGTTGTACGAAAGTTCTGCTTTGACTTTGGTTTTTGGATTCCATGTCGGGATAATTCCAAGCTCATTGACCGCCCCGAAATAGTCCTGATTTTTTCCCGTCAAAGGGACGCGGAAAGTCTGCGAGAAATTAGAGCGTGAAGCGTTTATCTCCTGAAGGTCGCTGAATTGATAGCTCAGGTTAACCGGCTCATTTTGATAAAGCTCGATATCGTTGTCTGCAAGGGTGAGTCTTAGCATCGGAGAATTTGAGCGAGTTCGACGTTAATTGTAGCGATATAAACCTTCGACGTTGTATCGGATTCCACTTGTAGAGACGACTCTTTCAAAGTGACGGGAACCCAAAAGCCGTCAATACTTGCCATGATATTCTTTGAACGGAAACAATACTGAAATAGATCGTATTCCTCAGAGGTCAAAATGCCATTGAGTTGATACATCTCTTTAGCCTCCACTTGATACGGTGTGATTTCTCTATCCGTTGACCCAAAGTTGAATGAAGCCGCGCTATAGTCTCCGATTTGCTTTCGGTAGGTCTTCTCTTCGCGTGTTACCGTCTTGAGCTTACGACCATCGAAACGGAGGTAATCCCAACCGCCCCGTGTATTCGCCCAAGCAAGCTGAACGGCTGCATTTTTAACGGGTCTGCAATTGTTTGTAAATCGGTATTTGTTTCCCTTCTGCAAAGATGACCCCATCGGGATAACCTCGTAATAAAGCCAACCGCCGCTAATGTTGTTTAGTGCATTTGTAAGAGCTAACAGCGAGGCAGGAAAGAAAAAACCGTACAACAGAGTTCCGTAGTAATACGTTGTCGCGGATGCCGTAGGAAGTACAGCGCCATTCGTCGTGTTTATGGTATATGAAAGGGTGTCTTGGGTTGTTCCGTCTGCGGAGTAGATGTTGATGAGAATCGTATCAACAAGCGAACCCGTGTCGTCGGTATTTATAAAGGTCAAAACCCCCGTGTCTTCAATGCCCGCTGTGATATAAATGATATCGCTCTCAGGCTCTCTATCGGTCAGCCAAAACTTCTTTGTCGAAGCCGTTCCATAGTAATCCGCGAAAGACGGGTCTAGTCCCGCGCTTATCTGTTCGTATCCGTCAATCAGCCAAATATTTACGGAGTCCTCGAGAGATGATTCAGTAGAGCCGTTCCAGTATCGCAGCTCAACGGTGTACTTGTTTACATTGCCATTGGACTTCGTGAAAGCCTTGTTGTTGAGCGTGTGGATGACGTTTGTTAATCCGTACTTTCGAGGGTCTACCGCTAACCGTCCTCGGACAACCTCTCCCAAGTCAAAGACACCGGTATCGAGTACGTTGGGAGTGATATAGAACTTTCCTATTTCAACGGCGTTTTCAAGCACGGTAATGACATAGCGGTACGCATCTGTCACCGTGCCTTGCTCAAGCATCTCAAAGATGAGCTTCTGTCCTGCGGGTTTCCATAGACCCGACGGGGTCTGATTAAATTCAGCCATCAGTTCGTGATTGTAATGTTTCCTAGTTTTGCTTTCAATTTGCCCGCTATATCCTCAGCGACGGCATCCCCGAATTTGGCTTCATATCGCTTCGATACCGCTGCATACGCTTTCTCGTAGAACCGAAGACCCACGATCCCGCGTTTCTTTACCGAGCGAGCTATTAAAAACGCTGCGGATTTGATGTTGCTCTCGCTTTGTTTCTTGAAGCGTCCCTTTTCATCTCTGAGCTTGATTCCTTTCTGCTTTATCCACTTGATAAAGACAGAGGACGGAGGTTGCTTTCTATACGTAAAGGGTGACTTCTGGTTCTTCTGTGTTCCGTTCACTCCGAAATGGATGAAAGGAGCGTATTTCGCCGCCTTCCCTTTAGCTCCGAAGGTGACCTCTCGTATATCGTTTCCACGTACTCGAATTTTATAAGATAGCGACCGCTTGAGCTGACCCGAAGCGACTCCGTAGTTCTTATTCTTTCCAATCTTCCGACCTCCGAGGTGACGCTTTGCGCTCTTTACGACATCATCGGAGAACGCTAGAAGGACTTTATTGAGTTCGCTCATAGTTATAGTACATACTCCCCGACGGGGATTGTGATGAAGTTGTAATTCATGGCATCAATGATTTGATCGCTGCTATATCTTCAGGCGTTAACTGACCGTCTGCATCATAGCTGAGTTGCATCCCGACCAATACCGCATCCGAGTATATCCCAAGGACATGATTTATAAATAATTCAGCGCCCGTAATTACTACCACCGCGTCAATTTGTTGTTGCGTGTATTCCATTACATTAACGATTGGTATTGATTTTGTTGGTTGCACAAAATTGCCGTATTCAAATAAACTTCCTCACCTGCAAAGGCTCCTGAATTTGATGCCATGATGGAAAAATATGCTAAACTCTGACCTGAATAGAACATTATCCTACCCGATAGCATTGTTGTCTGTGAACCCATATCTATTGTCAGATGATTCAATGACGCGCTGCTAACGGTTAACGTCCACCACCAAGAGTTCGTGTATTGGTCAAAAGCCTTGTATGGAGAGTACGAACTAAACTGAAAACCCGACGCTACAAAAGGCGTAGGTAACACGTCCGTCGTCATGTCGGTAGGATATTGCGTACCGCCATAACTCGCCGCAGAATAGTACCTCCAATCTCTTACACCCATGTGTAAACTGCTGGCAGTCCCGTTCACATCAACACCTTGAATCCTAAAATATCTAAAGCTAGTCGCGAGTTTTTCGTAAGTATCTGTTACCTCGGTTGATTGAATAAAATCCCCAAACTCTTGCGCTCTTAGCTTCACGGTTCGCGTACCCGATAACGCGGAAGTATCTGCCCACCCTATGGTTGCTCCGTCTTTTGTCGTTAGCGAATTCGCTACGATCAGAGTTGCCCCTACATATACCTCACATTCAAATGTCACATTTGTGTATGAAGCAAAATTACCAACCACCAAAGAACCAAGTCCGTAGGTATCTGCTAACGCGGTAATCGTCGGCGCTGTTGTTGCCGTGCCTCCCCCCGATGTAGTGAAAAAACCATCGACATTATCAATATCTGATGTTGGAACTCCTGAAATTTCTGCCATGATTAACTAATTTGAACCCAGTCTTTTGATGGGTCGAAGTAACAAATGACCTCACCCCCTTGACCCGTACCTACAAAGTACCCTACCACCCTCGAATAATAGTTCGCTGTCGTTGGTGCGGTTGCGCTGAAAGTACCACTTCCGCCAATCCACAAAGGACTGCCTGCCGTTGCTCCGGTAATTGAAGCCCCTGCGTCCACCATACCTTGTAAAACGCAAACGTTACTACCGGTGTAGAAGCCAATAAACTTTTTGCTGTTTGCGTTGCTTGTGTCGGCTAATGCGTCTCCCATGATATCTGCAATTCTGTTCGAAGCGACAGAAATTGAAGTATTCATTAAGATGTTCTGCCCCGTGTTCAGTTCGTCTTCCTCGTAGTTCGTTGTAATGTTGTCAAGCTTGGTCTTGTCTGCTGAAGACATAGAACCTGCCGCGCTAGTGGTCGCTGCCGTGATTGCAATGTCTGGAGTATTCCCCCCGCTGCTTGTAATCGGTGCTGTACCCGTTACCGCTGTTAAACCACCTCCACCGCCTCCAGTACTTGCGATTGTGATTGTATCGCTGCCGTTATCTGTGATTGTGACGTTAGCCCCTGCTGTAAGCGTCAGGCCGCCCGTTAAACTGTTCACCGACGTAACGCCTCCACTCGCTCCGCTTGCTGCCGCTGTGATACGTCCCTGCGCGTCAACAGTTATATTTGCGTTAGTATATGCTGCCGCTGTAACGGCTGTGTCAGCAAGTGCAATTGTTCCGGCTGCCGTTATTGTGCCTCCGGTTAAACCCGTTCCCGCTTCGACGCTTGTAACCGTTCCGTCGTTGTTGCTGACATCTGCAAACGATAGAACGCCTGAACCGTTGGTTGTAAGTGCCTGACCGTTTGACCCCGTTCCGTTTGGAAGTGTTAGCGTGTACGTCGCCCCTGCTGAATGCGGCGGTGATTGGATTTTAACGCCGTGCGTGTTGGCTTCACAATTCAAAACGATAGCTGCGCTATTGGTGTCGCCTTTCACCTCAAGCACCCCCGTTCCATTTGGAGCAATAATAATATTGCCGTCGGTGGTAGTTGTCTTTATCTCATTGGATTGCGTGTCAAGGTCGCCAGTAAGCTGCGCAGTTGCTGCCATCAATGCGCCTGCCGCCGTTACATTTGTCGCGTCGGTAACGTCCGCACCGTTTTCAATTCCTGCAAGCTTTGTCGTGTTGGCTGTAATCGCTGAAGCCTGCTGCGTTGTGATCCCAACCTTTGCGGTGTTCGCGGTTACGTCTGGATTTGCTTCAACCCGTGCTTCTGTGTAGTACAGATTCGTAGTGCCTTCCGGCAGCCCATCCGTGTTTGTTGGTGGAGGGCTTGGAATTACTACGGGAACTGCCTGCCAACTTCCGCTGACATAGCGCAAAAATGATTGATTAGAAGGGTTGCTGATTGAGGTGTCTGATAAGCTCTCTAAAGACTGATTACCGTTCAACCAACCTCTCGGAGATTCATGCTGATAAATTAAAGCTTGACCCGTTTGCGCTCCTACAATTGTGACATCTGTCAACGCTCCAAGCGTTTCAACTCCTCCCGTATCCAATGTAACAACGCCGTCACCGTCATCCGTTAGCGTGCCGTTAGTGACCTTGATAGTGCGAACGGACTGAACGTCTGTTGTACCGTCAAGGGTGAGCATACGAAGGACACCGCGTCGAGCATATACTACCTCACCGCCTCCGGGAGCAACTCCATCGATTGGAGCGTTGCAAGCATCCCACTCGTAAGGGATAGCAACCGACAAATCGAGAAGCACCCCAGAGAGGACGTTCTTCGTCTCTTCTTCGAGTGGTGTAGTAGTTGCATTTACAACCTCATAATCTTGAGCGAACAAGAAGATGTTTCCACCCATTCTGATATCAGCGAGGATATCTTCAGCGCATTGCTCAGAATCGGAGATGGCTTCCTTTTGAGGGATTACCTTCCCTTTCTTGTCATGAGGTACGTCGAGTATATACACCTCGAGGTTGTATATCTTTGTTCCCGCGTCGTATGTCGCTCCCGTATAAACGAGATGCATCAACGGAAACTCTTCAAACTTAGAGAGGTCTACATCATCGGGAGAGCCAAAGG